CTCACCAGCATTTCTTAAAACTATAAAATCATCTACATCTGTTGTATCATCATAATTAACAGATCCACCTTTTATTTGCAAATAACCACCATTAGTTCTATAGTGAGTTATAGTTGCATGTGTTACATTGGTTTGTTTAATGAAATATTTAGGACTATATATATATTCTAATTCTATTCCATCTGCTACAGTAGATCTTGGAGAAACAAATCTTGTTCTATGAACATCTGGTCCATAATCTCTACTATTAATATCATTGTCTAAGGCTGTATCTTTTTCTATAATAGAAAGTTTACTACCTTTTATAAAATATCCATATTCTTTAGGAGAAGCCATTTATATTAACTCCTGATCTGCATCTTCTGTATATGGCTCAAACATATGTCTTGGAATACTTCTATATTCATCTTTACTATTAAAATGATTCTTACATCTTACATCTGTTATTTTAATCATATCATGAGGTAAGTCATAATATCTTTGATTCTCTGTTATATCAATTCTTACTGTAGTTACATGAGTAGGAGAGATCATATTAATTTCTTCAAGAGCATCTTTAATGTAAGCAACTGTACGACCTGTTTCAGACATACCAGTTCTTTCCATTACTTCAAAAACTTTCATTATCTACCTCCTTGTTGTTGAGGTTGTTGTGGAGCCATAGATGTAAATGCACTTGCATATTGTTGTTTAAGAGAAGCTAAGTTTGAAGAAATAGCTTGTACTAATTCACCATCTTCTTCATCTATAGCAAAGTTAGCCATTTTAGATTCTAAAGACTTTATAGCTGCATATATAACTACAAGATATACTTTATCTTTAGGGAAAAATCTTATATCTTCAGAATCATATGCTAATATAGCTGCATCTGAATCTCTTTTAGGATCATTGTTTATATAATAAACTTTAAATGAATCTGGATTGCTACCAGGAGTTGGGAATACATTTATTTTACCATTATCTAAAATAGTATAAACAGGATTGAATTTTGAAGCAAAATTTAAGCTATCAGTGTCTACTACTCTACCTTGCATGGAAGGATTTATATATCTACAGCGTCTCCAATCATTATCAGTTCCAGACTCTCTAACAACAGATAAGATTTCACCTTTTACAGTAAAACTATTATTAGAAGTTTGTTCTGCACTTTCTGCTGTAAATAATATTTTATCTTGAGGATTAAGTTGAATGCATTTATTAGTTACATCCATTACTCCATCTTTCAAAAATTCTGAGAGTTCAGTTTGAGATGGATCTGCAGTAGAACCACTTATTTCTAAGCTTGTTAAAGCATTTACTTGTGCTAAAAATGTTGCCAAATTTCCTCCCTCTCTAAGCCTTGACTAAGCGTGAATGAGTTGTGTTACTAAGGTAGAGTAGCCCAAGAATCAAAGGAAACTCTTGAGCTACCCTAAGTTATCTATGATATATAGGCTGCATTATAAAAAGCAGAACCATCACATACTATTTCTACATGATCACCAGCAGCATCTACAGTTAAACTATTAACAGTAGACGAACCTGATTTCCTAAGAAACTTAGCTGTCCATCCTGCTCCAGCATCTGATGCTGAAGGAAGAGTAACAGTTGCAGCTGCACATAAAAACACTTTACCTGCATCTGCTTTAGTTAAAGTAACTGCACCAGATATTTCAGCAACATACTTGCCTCCCCATCCAGCTACATTACCTGTTATAGTATTAGCCATAAGTTAATCCTTTCTAACTAAATGGAGTAGCTAAAGAGCCACTAGCATTTATTTGACCTTCAACTGTCCAATAACCATTTTCATTAACTGTGAACTTAGCCCAACTACCAATTAATCCACCAGTAGTTCCACCATTCATAGAGAATATAAGATCATTAGATTCATCAGCTGCAAACTCTGTTTGATTAGCAACAGCATCAGTAGCTTTAGTTAAATAAACACTACCTTCAAGTAGATCACCTGCTGCAGCTGTTACAGAAACTAAATCAGAAGATGTTACAGTTACAGCGACTTCTATTTTAATCCATAATCCAGCATCATCAGAAGATACAGCAGGAAGAGTAATATCCATTCCATTAGCATGATGACTTGTAAAAGTTCTACAACATTCATCTTTAGTTAAAGTATATTGAGAATTATCGCCAGCGACTACTACATCAAGTTTGCCTTTAAATGCATTTCTAGCTTTTTCTAATGCTTTATCAGCTTTATTTTGTCCGTACATTGGATTCATAATCTATCTCCTTACGCTGATAACCAAACTGCATGAGACTCAGGAAGTGAGAACTCCATACCAGCTTCAGTTAAAATTAAATCAACTCTTCTATCTACACCAGAGTTTTCAAGTGTTTGTACACCTACATATACTGAGGTGTCTCTGTTTACTCCATTACCAACTAATGGTCTATATGCACAGTTCTTCATATTAATACCAAGTATCTGAACATTAGTTCCATCTAAGTGAACATTTCTAACAACATTCATGTCACCATAAACAGTTGATATAGTAGTAGTATCTAATCCTAATACTTTCTTTCTACCTGTTACTGCTAAATCAGCACTAAAGTTAGAGTTAATATTAAGATTGTTACTAAAGTATCCACCAAGCTTATGCAACCAGTTATAAATAGCTGTTGAACAGAAAAATACTGTAGCTGCACTATTGTTGTATCTTGGATCTAAATAGTTTGACATATCTCCTAAGAAATCATCAGCTGTTTTAGTGTTTGGATTTAAAGTGAATGAATTACCATATGTAGTAACAAAGTCAAGAGCACCTTGTGTATATTGAGTATTACCTACTGTAGCTTGTGAACCAAATAGTAATGTTTGCTCAATATCATATTTATGCTCAATTAATTTATTCTTCCAAGTTCTAGCCCATTCATTTGGCTCATATTTAAGAACAGTAGCTCTTGCAGTATTTGTCATAGCACAAGAAGTCTTAAATATTTGAGTTAAACCAAAACCAGTTGAATATGGTTGGTCGAACCAAGTCTCAGGATAACCTGAACCTTCATCATGAGCTGTACCAATAACATATGATCTATTAGCTTCTAATTCAGCATGAATAGACCTATCAGCTACTTGTTCATCATCAGATGTAGCAGTACCAACACCACCAGCAGAAGGTGTATCATTGTAGAAAGATGAAAATTCACCTGCACCAGAAGCAAACTTAACAACTGTTCCTTCAATAGCAACACATTCTTTAGCTCCTCCACCTGCTGTTTTTGTTAAACTAGGAGTAACAGTTTCAACTTTTAAAATATGATAACCAGATGTACCTGTATCTGTTGCACTATTTTTACCAGGTATTTTAACTAATTGTCCTGCCATAAAGAAAGCTGGTCTTGTACCTGAATCTCCAACATCTACTTTAGTAGAACCTGTTTGACCAAATACATTTTGAATATTGCCTGATGATTTATAATCAGTAGCCATATATAATTTTAATCTATCACCAGCAGCTGCTAAAGCTGTATCAGATCCTACAACTTTTATTTGAGAATCATCAACAACATCTGCTCCATTAATAACTGAACCTATTACATAAGCATATTTTTTATGCCAAGATTTTCTTTCTTCTGTAAATTTAAAGCTTGGATCATCTGTAGGCTTTTTTGCTACTTGTGAAACAAATCTAAAAAACGGATCTTGAGCTATTGCTAACTCACTTACTTGATCTCCAAAATTAAACTTTCTTCTAAGGTCTCCAGTTTGGAGACTGGCACCATTAGACCATGTACCTGTATCAGATACATTTAAGTTTTCAGCTGGAGTAATTGAACTTATAAAATCAAC